AATGGAAAGTACCGGCTGAACAACACAAGACACCCAGTCACGAGAGGAAGAAAGACATGGCACGGAACGAGCGCAAGCCCGGTCGAAGCCGAAAGGAGCTGAAGTTGGACAAGAAGCTCATGAAGGCTGAGGAGAAGGCCCGTAAGGGACGCACCCGGGACAACCAGATCTTCATGGGAACCCGGAGGGCAAAGCTGTTCGGCCAGGGATACTACGACGAGGAGGACTAACATCTACAGCCTTGCACAGTCTGCTAGAATCAAAGGTAGCGCAGGCGTAACGCTACCGAACCCTTTCAAAAGCCTTGAGGCCAAGGGTATCGACCTGGTCAGAGGACAGTTCTGCCTGATCTGTGCAGGAGCGGGCACCGGGAAGAGTGCATTCACACTTTCATGGGCGCTGAAGAGTGGTGTCCCGACACTGTACTTCTCGGCAGACTCCGACGCCTTCACGCAGTTGACCCGGTCCATCGCCATTGTCCGTGGCGTCAGTCTGGAAGAGGCTTCACGCCTGGTTCTGGACGACGACTTGTCAGAGGTCATCGCTGACCTCGCGGACATCCCCATGAGGTTCAACTACAGGGCGTCCCCCACATTGGACGATATCGAGACCTCCATGGATGCGTATTGGCACCTTTACGGAGTGTTTCCGGAGCTTGTGATCGTGGACAACGTCACCGACGTGTTCTCCGGGGGAGGGGATGAGGATCCGTTCTCAGGCCTGGAGTCTCTGTGCAACTACCTATCAGGGATGGCCAGAGAGACAGAGGCCTGTGTGGTGGGACTGCACCACGTAACAGGACAGTACAACGACGCTGACAAGCCTATCCCCCTGTCAGGGGTCAAGGGGCAGATCAGCCGGGTCCCTTCCATGATCCTGACACTGCACAAGAAGTCTGGAGAGGATTGGTCGGACGACATGCTGTGCGTGTCTCCGGTGAAGAACCGAGGGGGAAAGGCTGATCCCTCTGGATACGACTTCGCTGAACTCCTGTTCAGTGGAGCAAAGATGGAGATCCGGGACCTATCCGTCCCGGGACTGTGATGAGAGAGGAAGACATGACGTTCAATGTTGGCGACCGGATCACGGTCGTGATGGACGATGAGGCCGGGCTGCATGATCTCTGCGACGATCCGTCAGACCTGATCGGTCAGGTGGGCACGATCCTGGATATCGGTCCCCAGCGGAAGGCTGGGAAGTACTACCGGATCTCCCTGGACGAGTATCCCGGTATCCACTTCGAGGCTGCGGAGCACGAGCTGCTGGCGGGACCCCATGAGTTCAAGGTGGGGGATCGGATCAAGGTGACCGCCTCCTACCCGGGCGGTCAGTGGTCTGCGGTACACCAGCGCAGCGGGCAGTACGCGGACATCATCAAGCACAACGCCGATGTACGTAACTGGCCGTACGAGGTCCGGTTCGATGATGGGGCCACGCTGGACTTGAGCGCGGACGAGATGGAGTACGCGGGTCTCCGTTTCAAGGAGGTGTTCCAGCAGCCTGAGGACGACCAGCCGGAGGACGAGCCCCTGGCGTTCGGGTTTGTCCTCCAGGAGGCTTGGGAGCGGACGCAGGAAGCGGCGGCCTGGACGGACAACGACGACCTTCACAAGGGCATCCTGGCCATGATCCCCGCGCTTCTGACTGACCCGCGGGCCGAGGAGATGATTCGGGAGCTGTTCGACCCCGCACTGTCCCACCGGGTCTCGTGAGCCGTAGGAGACGGCGCAGGGCGTCTCCGGAGAGGGTGGACAGTGGACGCTGGTGCAAGGAATGCCTAGAGCTGCCTGAGCGGCCAGCACTGGAAAGCGAACGTCAGCCCGGGGTGGAGTACCGGCCTGCCAGGAGGCGGCCCACCCCGTTCCCGGGTCCTCGATGCAAGACGCACCACGACGAGGTGAACAAATCCAAGTCTGATTCTCGGAAGGCAAGCTACCTGGAAGAGAACCACGGGATGACAGAGGAGCAGTACCAGCTCCTCTTGAAAGCCCAAGGCGGGGTCTGCTTCATCTGCCACATGAAGCCCGGTCGGTTCAAGCGACTGAGCGTGGACCACGACCACGCGCTGGCGAAGCTTCACGATCACCCTGTGGAGAAGAGTTGCAGGGATTGCTGGCGCGGTCTTCTTCACTCCCGTTGCAACTCGTATCTGGGATGGACTCGGGATGACCCGGAGGCTTGGCTTCGAGGTGCGGAGTACCTAAGAAATCCACCAGCGAGAAAGGTTCTGCTGTGAACGTCGGAGAGCTTCGACAACTGCTAGCCAACCTGGACCAGGACATGCCCGTGATCCTGTCGAAGGATGCCGAGGGAAACGAATTCAAGCATGTAGCGGACGTGGAGACCGAGTATTGGGATGACGAGGATCGAGAGGTGATTCACCCCGAGGACATCGAGGATCACCGGGAGCTGCCTCCTCTCGCCTGCGTGCTTTGGCCGGTGTGAACGCCAATGGCATTCATCGCGTGCCCGGTCTATGACTACTGCATCTCGCCGAAGAAGTGTCGTAAGGGTGCCAACTGTCCGCCTCGGGATGGAGGACAGGGGAACTAGGAAAGGAGAGGTCGTGGCCCGTCGTATCCGGACCTGGGCTGAGCAGGATGCATACAGCCCCTGGCGAAAGGTTCTCTGCTGGACGCAGAGGGCGGGTGCTCGAAAAGGCGTGAAGAAGATGACCCACCGCTGGGAACGCCGGGTCCAGGCTAGGAAAGACATCGAAGAGAGGATGGACGAATAGTGAGTGAGGATTACGTCGAGTACTACTCGAACAACTCGGGTGGCGTCGACTGGCTTACGCTGGAGGAGTGGGACAACCTCCGCAAGGAGGGTTGGCAGCTTCGGGATTTCCACGGTCCGATCGGGACGAATGAGACCCTGAAGGGTCGTCGGCCGAAGTACGCCAGACGTTATGGACTGTCGATGCGGGATGCTATCGATGAGTTCGAGCGGCTGACCAACCAGGACGCAGGTGATCCAGGTTGCTCGTGCTGCGGTCCGCCGCATGAGTTCTCCCGGTATGTGGACGGGAAGTACGCATGGATCTGAAGCCCCTTCTTGTCCTCGACGTTGATGGGCCGCTGAATCCATACCTAGCTGATCCGGTGCCGGATGGCTACGAGGTTCATGACCTTCTGGGGTACCGAGTTCTCCTGAACCCTTCGATGGGTCCCGAGCTGACAGCTTTCGCGGACCTGCACGGGATGGAGCTGGCGTGGGCAACGACGTGGGAGCACGACGCGAACAGGTACATCGGTCCACTGATTGGGCTGCCCGAACTTCCGGTCATTGAGTGGGGGCTCACTGCCAAGTTCTGGAAGTTCAACGGGGTACTCGAATACGCCGGGGATCGTCCGCTTGCCTGGTTGGATGACGACTTCAGGTACTTCCCCCACGAGGAGGATTGGTTTAGGCGACAGAGGGACTGGGTGCCGACCCTCCTTCACGAAGTGGATCCTTCCGTAGGAATCACAGACCGGGACCTGGAGGCCATCGAGGGGTGGGTGAAGGGCCTGTGAGTATGTTTCAGTTGCGGTTACATACGGACCAGCGACAGGCCGTTTACGAGAAGATCGCCAACATCGTACACAAGGACTTCCTGAGCGACTGGGCAAAAATCGAGGACCTGACAGACCTGTTTGAGGAGATGTTCCTTCAGGCGAAGAACGATGGACACCTCTGAAGCTCTAATCACCCGGGTGGTTCTGAAGTATCACCCACTATGGGATCCGCCCAAGGATCGACGGGAATGGAACCAGTGCCTCTGTCCGTGGCATGGGGATAACAGGCCCTCGGCGTCCGTGTCCTACGAGAACGACGCGTTCCGATGCTTCGTGTGCGATGCCACGGGGGATGCAATCAAGATAATCATGAGAGAGGAGGGCATTGCTTATGGCGAGGCTGTCAAAAGAGCAGACAGCCTTCTTGAAGGAGGCTACAAGCCGGTACCACGAAAGCCTCCCAGGCACCGCCGCCGACGAGTATTTGAGGGAGGACCGGAACCTCGGAGCCAGCGACCGGATGTGGGCGAAGGTCCAGAAGTTCCGGCTGGGGTACGTGGAAGACCCTCTCCCTGGGCATGAGCAGTACCAGGGGATGCTTGCCATCCCGTATCTGAGACGGTCCGAGGCCCGGGACGAGTTCGGCAGGCGTCAATGGTCCACCGTGTCCATCCGGTTCCGGTGCCTGGTGCCGGGATGTCAGCACGAGTTCCACGGGAAGTACAACTCCGTGGAGGGGGACCGGCCCACCCTGTTCAACACGGTGGCCCTGCTGAAGCCGACGGACAAGATGCTGATCTGTGAGGGAGAGTTGGACGCCCTTACGGCTCAGGTCCATGGGTTCGATGCTGTGGGCGTCCCCGGGGTTCAGCTTTGGAAGAAGTCCTTCACCGAGCTGTTGCTTGGATACGAAACGGTGTTCATCGCTGCGGATGGGGACGATCCTGGCCGGGACTTCGCCAAGAAGGTTAGGGCGTTCCTCCCTAACGGGAGGATCGTGAGGTGTCCTCCTGGGCAGGACATCAATAGCTGGATCACAAACCAAGAAGGCTACAACGAGTTCAGGGAACTGGTGGGGAACCCATCGGGACGAAAGGAACTGGTCAAATGAACGACGCGAAGGATATGTTCTCCATCGGCGACGAGGTTGTCATCACTGATGGGTTCTTCAAGGATCAGCAGGGGATCGTGACCAACTTCGATTTCCAGTACGGTCTGTTCGGTATCGCTTTCCGGGAGCTGATGGCGGTCGCCTACATCGAGGCACAGCACGTCGAGCACCTTCACCTGGCCACCTCCCAGGAGGCCGAGACCGTCACGGCCAAGCCCGGGGAGAACCCGGAGAAGCTGGACGACGAGGGCGGTGTGTGGGACACCAAGGCCGTCGTGATCGAGGGCCGTGACGAGGGCCTGGAGGGCGAGCTTATCGGCCCGAACAAGATCCTGTCCCAGAAGCTGGGTGCAGAGATGATCGATCTCCGTTTCGAGGACGGGACGGTCCGGTCGGTCCGGCTGGAGAACGTGGAGTTCCGGCCGCTGGTCGATTCCGAGGAGCCCCAGGATGCCTCCTGAGCCCCTGAAGGTAGGAGACATTGTTCGAACCGGGACGGTGCAGGCGTACGGCAGTATCGAAGTTCCCGTAGGAGCCGTCGGTGTGGTGGTCAGGTTCAACGAGCGAGCCCTTGCCTGGCCGTACACGGTGGCGTTCGAGGACATTCCACGCCCTGACGGTGAAGACTGGCTGTACGCCGAATCCGAGCTTGAGCTGGTAGTTGATCATGCTAGTGACGGAGGCGCTACGGAGAATGACCCAGTGAGTCAGCGTGAGTTCAAGGTCGGTGACCGGGTAAGGCTGGATCGTCTTACAGGGTTCAACCACATCGACAGTGAGGTTCCCGTCGGAACCGAAGGCGTAATCGTTCGGATGAATGCGCCGTGGGCGGCTGTGCCCTGGCCTGGGGTCCTCTGGGATAACGGGGTGGATGTCGCCGTATATACGACGGACCTGGACCTGGTAGGCAGCGGAGTTGTCGAACAGAACGACCCGGTGAACCACCCGTCGCACTACACCAGCCATCCATCCGGAGTCGAGTGCATCCAGATCACGGAGCACATGGACTTCCTGACGGGCAACGCTGTCAAGTACCTGTGGCGTACCGGCAAGAAGGGTCCTGCTGTAGAGGACCTGAAGAAGGCTCGCTGGTATCTGGACCGGGCTATCCAGAAGGCTGAGAAGGGGGCCGAGGGATGAGCGCCATTCATGACCCCGATACCGCCTACAGGATCGTGTATGCGGAGCTGACCGGGAAGGGCGTGGATGACCACTCTGCCCAGCGCGCCGCACAGCGGGCGTACAACACCGTCATGACGGGCGGGAAGTTCCGCCTCAAGGACTACGTCAAGTGAGCTACCGACATCCCAACAATTGACTATGGAGTAAATACGGAGTGACATACACGATCGTAGTATTGCCGGATATCCATGCTCCCACCGAGGACCGCAAGGCATTCGCGGCGGTAGTGGATTTCATCGGGGAGTACCAGCCTGACGAGGTCGTCATGACCGGCGACCTCTGTGACTTCCCCCAGCCGTCACGGTGGTCCAAGGGATCCGCCGAGGAGTTCGCCGAGACCACGGTGTTCGATGACTCCGACTACATCAAGCGGAAGATCTTGACGCCTCTCCGCAAGGTGTACGGCGGGAAGATCGGGTTCATCGAGGGCAACCACGATGAGCGCCCACGGGTCTACCTGGCCAAGTACGCCCCGGCCCTGGCCGCCTCAGTGTCGTTCGACGTGAAGAATCTTCTGGACTTCGAGGGGTTCGGGATCAAGCAGCTCCCGGACTTCTACCGGCCCTTCGACCGGTGGGTCCTGTGCCACGGGCACAAGGGAGGTATCCGGCTGAAGCAGAAGCCGGGGGAGACCGCTCTGGGAGGTGCCCAGAAGTTCATGGAGAACGTGGTTCACGGGCACACCCACAGGCTGGCTGCGCTGCCGCACACGTACGGCGTCGAGGGCGATACCAAGCTCCTGTGGGGTATGGAGGTCGGTCACCTGATGAACCCCAAGCTCGTCACCTACCTGAAGGGTGGAACAGGGAACTGGCAGCAGGGATTCGGGATCCTCACCAAGGACGGGGACCATGTTTCACCTCACCCCGTCCCGATCTATGACTCCCGATTCGTGGTGGACGGAAATGTCTATCACGTCCTGTAGCAAGACTGGAAAGAGAACGTATGACACCCGATGAAGTAGAGGAGCTTGAGTCACTGGCCGGGCAGGCAGCCCGGCGGGTGGCGGCCCAGTGGCCTGGAACCGTAGAGAAGGAGGACCTGGAGCAGGAGATCATTGTCCACCTGCTGGAGCGCCCAGGAGCGCTGGAGCGCCTGTTCGAGGAGCCGAACCCGCAGGTTCGGCAGTCATTCCTCATCAAGATGGGACACCAGATCGCATCGGATATGCAAGCCGACTACGACCGGTTCTCCGGGAACTATCTGTATGACGCTGGTCAAGTCCGAGGGTTCCTTGAACGTCAGCTTTGGCTGACTGAGGAGGAGCAGTCTGTGGAGACGCTTGACCTGGAGGAGGCCCTGGGGAACCTGGCCGACAAGAACAGCGCGTACTACGCGGCCGTGGTCAACAGATTTGTTCACGGAATTATCCCACACACGACGGATAGCGGGTCTTTCAAGAGGATCGAAAGGGCTGTTGAGGCTCTGACTGATCTGATGAACCGCATCGGCCAGGAGCGAGAGCGTCGCTACACCGAGGGGCCTGGCTCCCGTAAGGCGATGTCCAACGCGCAGGCACTGCGAGCCACAGAAATCGGCCCGCTATGAGGACTTCTGATAGTGGGACCGTGGACTCGGTGTTCTCCTCCGGGTTCTCCAGCTCATCTCGATCCGAGATGTATCAGGCATGGGTGTTCCCCGACATCCACCCCTACGAGCGGCAGCCGGTCCTGAGCAACTGGGACAAGGAAGACCTGTGGGCCTTCTGTGGGATCACATGTATTCACGAGGACACGTGGTTCGACCGAACGATCTGCCCGGAACCCTGCGGAACAATGCACACGTACTGTGTGGAGTGCGGTAAGCACATTGGATACTGCGCTCACTACCCGAACGAAAGGAACTGATGAGCGACTTCTTTTCATTCAAGCTGGACCCTGGGTTCATCCAGGAGTACTCCACTATCCCTCCTGACTGGGGTTATCAGGACGCGGCCGGGAACAGTCTCGGTGAGATCACCTTCCTCCGGACGTACTCCCGGCTGAAGGACGACGGAACCAAGGAGCGCTGGTTCGAGGTCTGCGAGCGGGTCATCAATGGGATGTACTCGATCCAGAAGGACCACGCAGTGGCCAACCGGATCCCGTGGGACGACGACAAGGCACAGGCATCCGCACAGGAGGCGTACCAGCGCCTCTTCGAGTTCAAGTGGACCCCGCCCGGTCGCGGCCTGTGGATGATGGGCACCCCGATGGTGCACGAGCAGAAGAACTCGGCTGCCCTCCAGAATTGCTCAGCGGTGAGCACTGCGGGGATGACGGCCAAGGACCCGTCCGCGCCCTTCGCCTTCATGATGGAGGCGTCCATGCTGGGTGTCGGAGTCGGCTTCGACCTGAAGGGCGCTGACAATGGGCTGGTCATCCAGGACCCCGACCCCAGTGACACGTGGATCTATGTGGTCCCGGACAGTCGTGAGGGATGGGTCGAGTCAGTATCTGCGCTTATCGACAGCTACTTTATCCCGAGGATCGGTGACATTGGCTTCGACTACAGCCTGATTCGACCTGCTGGTTCTCCGATCAAGACGTTCGGCGGGACCGCTGCTGGTCCCGATCCTCTGATCAAGCTGCACGAGGGGATCCGGCGAATCTTCGATGGTCGGGCAGGGGAGACCCTGACCTCCATGGACATCCTGGACATCGGGAATCTCATCGGAGTGTGCGTGGTCTCCGGTAATGTCCGGCGTTCTGCGGAGCTGGCTATCGGTGACCTGGAGGATTCGGACTTCCTGAACGCCAAGAATGCCGAGGCGTTCCCCGAGCGCAACTCGTACGACCCGGAGGCCCCGGGCTGGGGTTGGATGTCCAACAACTCTGTGGCTGTCGAGGTCGGAGACGACCTTTCTGCCATCGCCGAAGGCATCGCCCGGAACGGTGAGCCTGGGGTGATCTGGCTGGACACCAGCCAGGATTATGGACGCCTGGTGGATCCTCCGGACTACAAGGACTATCGGGCATCCCTCTACAATCCGTGTGCAGAGCAGACGCTTGAGTCCTACGAGATGTGCACTCTTGTCGAGACGTACATCGGGAACCATGAGGACAAGGATGACTTCCTCCGGACCCTGAAGTTCGCCTATCTCTACGGCAAGACGGTCACTCTGCTCCCGACTCACTGGGAGAAAACGAACTCGATCATGCTAAGGAACCGGCGCATCGGGACCAGCATCTCGGGTCTGGCTGACTTCGTGGACAACCGGTCTCTCCAGAAGCTCCGTGTTGCACTGGACGAGGGTTACAACGTGATCCAGCACTGGGACCGGATCTACTCCGAGTGGCTGGGGGTCAGGGAGTCCATCAAGACGACCACGGTAAAGCCGTCGGGCACCGTGAGCATCCTGGCGGGGTCTTCTCCGGGGGTTCACTGGACTCCGGGTGGAGAGTACTTCGAGCGGCGCATTCGCTTCTCCAAGGATGACCCGATGGTCACCATGTTCCAGATGGCTGGCTATGACGTCCAGGTTGCCTCGGAGAACCCCGATACCACGGTCGTGGTGTCCTTCCCGATCCGTTCACAGAGCAAGCGGGCTGAGAAGGAGGTGAGCCTTTTCGAGAAGGCCAACCTGGCTGCTGAGCTTCAGCGGTACTGGAGTGACAACAGCGTCAGCGTGACCCTGTCGTTCGACCCGAAGACTGAGGGGCAGCATATCGGTTCCATTCTGGCGATGTACGAGGGCTCCTTGAAGACCGTCAGCTTCCTGCCGATGGGGGACAAGGTCTATCCCCAGATGCCGTACGAGTCCATCCCCAGGCAAACCTACCTGGCAGCCATGATGAAGCTGTTCAAGCTGGATCTTTCCCCGATCTATGACGGGAATGCATTGGACGCTATCGGTGAAGCCTACTGCACCACGGATGCCTGTGAGGTCCGTGAGTTGATCAACGATCAGGAGAGCGCGTAATGGCCGGGTTCGACCCGTTCGAGGATGACGGATACGAAGAGGACCAGGCGCCGGACGAGGCTCCGGCCCCCCGCAAGACTGGAAAGCGAACCACCACTACCCCCAGGAGTCCCCAGTCGAAGACTGGAGACGAGGCCCGTGGCCCTGAGGCCACTATCACCAAGAAGGAGACCAAGCCTGTGGCAGAGACTGACAACGACGACTTTCACCCGATCACGCTTAGCTGGAAGGGACACACGGGGTACGACGCTCCGCTGTTCGCAGTTAAGTTCAAGACTCTGGAAGACGCAGCCGTCTTCCTTGGTCTGGACCCGGCGGATTACACCGTCCAGCAGGATCTTCTGAAGGCCGTATTCGCGGCGTCCCAGAAGGCGGGTGCCTACTTCATCTCTCAGGCTCCCACGAAGACCCCTGGCGAGAATAAGTCCGGAGACCGGTACGGGCCGCCTCAGGGTGCCACGGAGCACCCCCAGGGCAAGAAGGAGTTCTGCCAGCACGGGGAGATGACCTACAAATCCGGTGTCTCTGGTCCCCGGGCCAAGAACCCCGGGAAGCCCTACCAGATGTTCGTCTGCGGCAGCAATGTCGAGGGCTGCAAGCCGAAGAACGCCTAGCTAGAAAGCGAACGCTGATGGGAGGCCCTTCGGGGCCTCCCTTGGGAGGAGATCAGTGAAGGTAAGTATTGTCGCCGCACCTATGTTCTTCGATGAGGATGCAGAGGAACACGGCTGGATCAGTTATGACTGGTACAACGGTGCGACGGGTAACACGGATGCGGATGAACTCGCCGAGTTCGGAGGGCGTGCTTGCTACCAGGCATGGGAGCGGAAGAACCCCAAGACGGCCACGAATGAGGGCTATCTCGCCAACATCATTGATCAGGGGCATGAGTCGGTTCTGGCCCACGCCTCATTCAGTTTCTACATCGAGGGCGTCAGCCGGTCGCTGACCCATGAGCTGATCCGTCACCGGTTCTTGGCGTTCTCTGAGCTGTCTCAGCGGTATGTCGCAATGGAGGACAGCTACACGGTTGTTCCTCCGCTGTTCCGGGACAATCCCCTAGCCAGGGGCATTATCGAGAACAACCACGCCGATGCGGTTGCTGACTACAACCTGCTCGTGACCTGTGCAGAGGAAAAGCTAGAGGCTCAGGGCATTACCGGCTTCGCCAAGCGGAAGCAGGCTCGGCAGGCAGCTCGTGCGGTTCTTCCCGGAGGAACCGAGACGAAGATCCTGGTGTCCGGGAATGTCCGGGCGTGGCGGGACTTCATCAAGCAGCGATGGTCCGTCCACGCTGACGACGAGATCCGAGAGCTGGCGGGGGAGATCCTGTCGATCCTCAGGGACTATGCGCCCAACTCGGTTCAGGACTTTCCTGTGGACCCGTTCGGTACCGAGACGTTCTCTGAGAAGGTGGGCAGGGAGAGTTTCCAGGCATTCGTGGATCAGAATGTCTAGGACCTATTCGACCCAGGCTCTGCTTCCGGCCTACGCCATCAAGGACCAGCCCGTCGGGACGGTCAGGCTGACGAAGCGGGAGCTTCGGTTCGACCTGGAGAGTCGTCTGGAGGACGACGGAGTCAAGGCTGACGGACACATGGCTTTCCGGACCTATGCCCAGTCGGGATTCAATCCCTGGGACCTGGTGTACCGGGAGGCTCCCTGGATTCCCGGAACCCCACTGCCTGAGTGGGCAACCCTTGTCCGAGTAGAAGCGGAGGTGCAGACGCTGTGAGTGTTTTGATCCGTCTAGTGGATGGGACCCACCTGGAAATGCATGACGTGGATGACATTGCCTTCACGGACCGGGGACTGAGCCTCAAGGATGCAGCCGGGTACACCGCGATCCCAAAGGATCGGGTCAACTACTGGAGGGTTGATGTCTAAAAAGGTAACCATCAACTTCAAGGATGTCCCAAGCGTCACCGTCACCGGTGTCGAGGACGTCGAGGTGGGACCGACTCTTATCAAGATCAGTGACGAGTATTCAGGGTATTTCTCCCTGATCCCGCTGGCAAGTATCAACTACATGGACATTGAGGAGATGAGCGTCTGATGCCAATCGCACCGGTCGAGACGATGACCCTGGACGAAATCTACGAGTACATCGAGACCCTGGAGCGGGAGAACAAGGTTCTTCGTCGGAAGACCGACAACTCTCGTCGCCTGGACATCAAGGATGCCCGACGTATCCGGCAGATGTACGCCGGGGGCCGCTGGAAGCAGCGGGAGCTTGCAGACGTGTTCGACGTGAACAAGGGCACGATCTCCCGTATCGTTCGCGGGGAGTACTACCCCGAGGCCGCCTGACCCGTCTGGAAAGCGAACTACGACATAGGAGGTGTCGGATGGGCGGGCGGGTGTGTACCGCATCGGGATCCGATGAAGAAGGGACGTGGTTGTGTGATCGGCGGTTGCGGGGGAGGGGCTTTTGTCAGACGCACTTAAAGCAATTTAACAAGGGTGGTCCACTTCTGCGAATTGGGCGTTTCCGTGGACACGACCTCAAGGGTTCCGTCTTTGGCCGACTAACAGTAGTCGAGAGATCCGATTCGGTCAGATACAAATCCAGCGTGCCCGCAAGGTGGCTTTGTAGGTGCGTTTGCGGAAATGAGATAATTGCTCCGGCTGCCGGTCTGAAGTGTGGTGACTGGGTTTCCTGTGGGTGTAGCAGAGGCGGACGCATCCAGGGTCGGACAAAGTGCCGTCAAGGCTACGCGTATATCCATGTTCCCGGTCATCCACGAGCCACTCGCACAGGGGGACGTGTCTTAGAGCATATCGTTGTCATGGAGGAGAAAGAAGGTCGCCCTCTCCGTCCTGGAGAGAACGTCCACCATATCAACGGTGTTAAAGATGACAATCGACCCGAGAACCTGCAACTCTGGTCTACCTCGCAGCCCGCAGGCCAGCGTATCGAGGACAAGACCGCATGGGCCAAGGAGTGGCTCGCCCTGTATGAGCCGGAAGCCCTGAACCTAAACTAGAAAGCGAACGGAAGGAGGAGCGTGAGGATCGCATTCTTCGACATCGAGACACACAGCAGCGACTACCTGTTCGACATGGCCTCGGAAGAGTTCTTCCGTCTCGGCGGCTGGAAGTGGTCGGACGAGGACGAGGTCCACTTGACCTCTGATCTGGAGGAGCTGAAAGCGGTCCTCCGTTCCGCCGATCTGATCGTTGGACACAACATCATGGCGTTCGACCTGAGAGCGGTTTTTGGATTGAGATCAGACGAACCGCTAGAGATGGCGATGCGCCGGAAGGTTGTGGACACCTGGGTTCATGCGGTCATGGTGAACCCTGCCCCGGCCAAGTACCTGAACCGTCACGGGAAGGAGGCTTCCGCCGAGTCCCCGGCCCAGATGATGAAGTGGTACTCCCTGGACGAGCAGGCCTTCCAGCTCGGAGTGGCCGGGAAGACAGCGGACCTCAGGGAGCTGGCTCTGGAGTTCGGTGATCCCGAGCTGACCGGGAAGGCCCGTCTCAACGACGGGTTCGGAAAGATCCCCGTCACGGACGAGAGGTTCCGGGACTACCTGATCGGTGACGTCCTAGCCACCGAGGCTGTGTACCACGCTCTGCTGAAGAAGGAGCGGTTCAACGACTACCACTGGCGAGAGCAGGAGATCGCCGCCAGGGCCGCCGTCATCTCCTCGAACGGGTTCCGGGTCGACATCCCCAAGGCTCAAGCTCGTGTAGACGTCCTGGCTGAACGTAGAGACGAGATCCTGGCGGATCTGGTGGACCGCTACGACTTCCCCACCGAGGGCGAGGCGCCCTGGTCGACCACCGAGGGGAAGCGGGCCATCATGGCGGCCCTCAAGGACGCCGTGATCACACCTGAGGTGCCCTGTCAGAAGCCAGGTCACGAGGGACGGTGCTCCACATTTCGATGCGGGGCCAGTCCCGGCACCGTGGACTGGCCGAAGACCCCGGTCTGGGACAAGAGGGCTGAGGAGGAGCAGAAGCGCTGGCACAAGGCGCTGGATCTCCTGGACGAGGCCGAGGACCTGCACGACTTCTCGGAGGAAGAGGAGATCACCCGGTACGACAGCAAGATCCTACGACTGTGTGATGAGGCCCTGGACTTGCTGGCCAATCCTCTCCCACCCGCGTACGGGCTGTCCCTGTCCGGAGACCATCTGGTCTCCATCACCAAGGGGACGAAGGCTGAGGACCTGGGGCAGGCACTTGCGGAGCTGAAGGGGCAACGAAGCCTGGCCCAGCTCGCCCTGGAGTCGGTGCACTCCGACGGGTTCGCACACCCCGAGATCACGATGCTCCAGCGGTCCGGGCGCTGGTCCACCACGAAGCCGGGTCTGACGGTCTGGACTTCCCGTGGAGAGAACGCGGTGGAGAAGGAGTACTTCATCCCCGACGCCGAGGATGAGGTTCTGATAGCGGTCGACTACTCGAACGCGGATGCTCGTGTGGTCGCGGCCTACTCCGGTGACAAGAAGTTCGCCGAGAGGTTCGAACCCGGGGCCGACGGGCACATGATTAACGCCATCGCCGCCTGGGGCCGGGATGTTGTCGACACGGACCCTGATGAGTACCGGCAGAAAGCTAAGAGGCTGGGCCACGGCTGGAACTACGGCGGACAGTACCGGACGCTTGCCAAGCAGGCGGGTCTCCCGCTGGAGGATTCCAAGCAGTTCTGTGACGGGATGAACTCCACGTACGAACGTCTCATCAAATGGCAGAACCATGTCAGGTCACAGGCCCAGAAGGGCTACGTCGTGAACTGGTGGGGCCGGAAGATGATTGTGGAGAAGGGTAGAGAGTTCACCCAGGCCCCGGCCCTGATGGGCCAGTCAGGTACTCGGGAGATCATGTGTGACGCCCTCCTGCGGATGCCGGTGTGGATGCTCCGAAGGGTCAAGGCGCAGATCCATGACGAGTTGATCTTCTCGGTCCCTCGGAAGACGGTCAAGAAATGGACCGAAGAGATCGTGAAGGTGATGACCACGACCTTTGATCCTGGACGTGGCGGTCAGCCTATCGAGTTCCCAGTCTCGGCTGGAAAGCCAGCCGACAATTGGTTCCGAGCCACGCATTAGGCGGATGTTTCACAAGGAAGACGAGAGAGGAAGAATGGAAAACAACTTTATCAAGCATTCCTTGCGGACCATCCGCAAGGGGTGTGAGCACTGTGGAGAGACTGATCTTTACTGGGCTCACGACATGAACAGCATCACCCCGGAGTGGTGTGACCGGTGCAAGACCGATGGCGCGCTGGTCCTGGTCGACCCCTACATGAACCGACATAACTGCGCCGGGAGTCACGGGTTCAAGGTGGGCGACAGGGTTCGGGTCACCAACGGGAAGGCAGCCCGGGATTATTACGCCGATGTGTATGACGGTGAGACCGGGGAGGTGGTCAGCCTGGACTCCGACCGGGTCACTCGTCTTAACGTACAGGTCCATATGGATAACAGTATGCACAGCTGGGCTATGGACCCCCGGCACATTGAGAAGGTTCAGAAGGAATCTGACCCGGGCGCGTGGGTGAAGGACTACAAGTCCTACACCGAGGAGTGGGACGAAGCCAAGAAGCGATTTACCCTGGAAATTGCAGGTGGGGAACTGACGTTCACCAAGACCAAGGAGGTACAGGACCAGTTGGCAGCCAAGACGAAGAAGGCTCCGGAGATTTCCGTGGACACGAAGCAGGGCAAGGATGTAGGCGCAGCTTTGGCGCTGCTGATGGAGTCGCTGTCCCCTTCGGTGGACAAGGATGACATTCGGGACATCATCAAGGAGGAATTCCAGAACACGGTTTTCCCGACCCGGACGGTCATTCAGACCCCGAAGGGTGAGATCCAGGAGATCGAGGGGAAGACCCACCACAAGGTGGCCGACATCATCATGGACCTGGACGCGGGTGAGCATGTGATGATGGTCGGACCGGCAGGCACGGGGAAGTCCACCATCGCTGAACAGGCGGCCGGGGCTCTCGGGTTCCCGTTCTACGCCATCAGCCTTTCCCCGCAGACCCCTGCTTCCCAGATCCTCGGGTACCAGCAGGCTGCTGGTGAGTACGTCCGCTCCCTGTACCGGGAGGCGTTCGAGAACGGCGGTGTCTTCCACTTCGATGAGATCGACAACGCTCACCCGAGCGTTCTTGCCGTGATCAACGCTTCTCTGGCCAACGGCCAGATGGCCTTCCCGGACAAGATGGTGGAGCGTCACAAGAACTTCCGGTGTGTCGCCTCCGCGAACACCTACGGGCGTGGTGCTGACCGCGCCTACGTCGGCCGCCAGCAGATCGACGCTGCGACCCTGGACCGGTTCACCATCGAGACCATCGAGATCGATGAGGCCCTTGAGACCGACCTGTGCCTGGCCACCGGTCTCGACAACGACCGGGTCACCCATGTTCTGAGCACGGTGCGGAAGTACCGGAAGAACGCTGCCAACAAGAAGATGACCACGGTCATCTCTCCCCGAGCCTCGATCGGGATGTGCCGTCTGCTCCAGGCAGGGAAGACGTGGGAGGACGCTCTTGAGGCTCGTGTCCGGCGCGGCATGTCGGACGCTGACTGGGCGAAGCTGACCGGATGACGGGCGAGAACAAGTACAGGGTCGAATACGGCTCCGTGCTGGAGGCCCTGAATGCAGCGAAGAAGCACGCCCTGGCGGGAACCATCGCCCATCACAAGAAGGGCGGGCGGATCCCGGACGAAGACTTCGTCGGTGCGGTGCACTTCGATCAGGTGGAGCACCTGGCCGTCAACGGCTGGGACGAGCAGAGCGACGTGGCTTTGCAGGCTGCCAGCGAGGCCATCGATACCGTCGAGAAGATGGTCGATATGCCCTCGTTCAAGGGAACGTGGGGAGTCTCCGGGTGTGAGGTGGATGTCGCCCGATACCTGGAGGGCGAGCCGGAGAACATGATTGATTACGAGATGATCCAGGCTCCCCGGAACGGTCGGGTCATCACCCTGTGCGCCTCAGGCTCCGTCTCCTGGGCCGTCTCCAGGGACACCATCAACCGCCGGGGCTACATCATCACGGCGCTGGCACTGGCGTTGTCCCGGATCGGGTTCGCCACGGAGTTGTGGCTGGACCTTTCTGCCTCCGGTGCAGGTGAGGCTCATATGAGGGTCCTGGTGAAGGGGCCTAACGATGAGCTGGACCCGGCCAGGGTCATGTACGCCTACGCCCACCCTTCGATGTTCCGGTCCATCGGATTCGGGATCATGCACGATCTCCCTGAGGAATGGCAGGAAAAGATCGGGGTGGGGAGCTACTACGGCTATCCCCTGAATCCGGCTCACGATCTGCCTGAGGGAACGCTTTACCTGCCCTGCCTGAAGACCAGTGGGGACGTCCCGGACGCCGACCAGGCGCTTCTGGGCTACATGCGAGAGTTGGGAATTGTAGACGGTGAGTAATCTTCGAGACCACGCAGAGAACGAGCTGCGGATCTCCGGCTGGGCCGGTAACGAGGGGTTCTATGGGGACCTCGTTGAGAAGGCTGTCCTGGAGATCGTGGACATCTTCGACAACCAGGGGCACTCCGGGATGTCGGCTCCTCTTGTCGTTGGGATTGTCGAGAAGCTGCTGATGTTCGAGCCCCTTACACCGCTGACGGGCGAGGACGACGAGTGGACCATCCTGGACTACGAGGGTGAACTGTACGCCCAGAATAAGCGCTGCTCCCACGTGTTCCAGCGTCGGGACGGGTCCGCGTACGACTCCGAGGGTCGCGTGTTCATCAACCAGCACGGTGTCGCGTGGACGGGCCGGGATTCCCGGATAGATATCCGGTTTCCCTATACACCTGCACGGGAGTATGTGCATGTCGTGGAGGAAGACGATGAGTAGAGACGATCCCCGGATCTGTCCGATCTGCAAGAACAAGGTTTGTACCTGTGTACCCGATGGGGGTCATAAGTGAGGAGTAACCACTCATGAAGGTTAAGATCACTGCCGAAGAGTTCGATATCGCTCATGAGCTGAACCGTGTAGCGGACACCCAGGACGATGAGTTCGGAACCAAGGTCTTGGATGTCTACGTCGCAGACATCGTGGACATCGTCATCAACAACCTGGTCGTAGAGGTCGACAGGGACGTGGACTTCACCGTGGACGCCACCATCCTGCCTTTCCCGCGAGGTGTCGTGGGATGACCACATTCGTTCGCTTCGAGGAATACAACGACAACGAGGGTGAGACCTGGAACTTCTGGCTTCAGCTTGACGGAAATGGGGAGGAGCTGGACAAGCTCTTGAACCTCCTGGTGGATGTTGAGGGCGAGTGCCTTGAGATTGGAAGGGATCTTGCCTACATCTTCACCACGAACGTGGAGCCTGAACAGATCGTAGACAAGCTGGTCGAGTACGCGGAGGAGGGCTACATGCCCTCCCACAGCAAGGTGACCGGGAAGTTCACCTGTCCTGACGATCTCGGCGATAACGCCGACAAGCTCTACAAGGGCGGGATCAAGGACTTCTTCACCAATGAGTGACGATCGCGATGTCGAGGTCGCTACAGAAGCGGATCTTCGAATAGCTGTAAAGAACGCGCTGGACCACTGCGGGCTGACCTACGAACAGCTTGAGGCTCAGGCGAAGTCTGGTGACTTCGATTCGGTCCGGGCTCGGATCGCGTGGGTTGCGATCGGCGGATTGGAGGGTCTAGCTGATGGGTAGGACTCGGCTCTACATCGCCGGTCCCATGACCGGGCTGCCGAACTACAACCTGGACAACTTCCGAGCAGCCGAGGCGCAGCTACAGGCCGCCGGGTACGGGGCGGTTAATCCCGGTCGCCGAGGGGTGATCGAGGGTTACACGTGGGTCGACTACATGAAGCTCGGGATCGCCGATCTTTTGACCTGTGGGGCAGTGGCAACACTTCCCGACTGGGAGATGTCCCGGGGAGCCTCCATCGAGGTGTCTCTAGCTCAGGACTTGGAGATGGATGTCCGATCGTTGGCGGATTGGCTGGAACTCGGTGACTGAGATCAGGGAAGAGGATCTGGAGATCCGGATTCTTCGAGCGCCACACCTGGGCATGTGTCCCGTCAGCATGACGGTCTATACGGAGATCGAACACATTCCTACCGGAACGGTGGTACGGGTCGGGACCGAGGCCAGTCAGCTCCAGAACAAGGCGAAGGCGATCAAGGCCCTGGAGGTGATCCTCGGTGAGTGACCGTGTCATCACGGAGTTCAAGGGCGTCTACAGCGCCCTCTCAAACTTCTCTCCCCACGAGGTCTTCTACGACGGGTACTGGTACCCGACAGCGGAGCACGCCTTCCAAGCGGCAAAGACTTTTGACGATGAGAAGCGATGGTTCATCGGCTTAGCAGCCAGTCCGCAAGAGGCCAAGAGGATGGGCCGGAGGGTCGAGTTGCGGGATCGGTGGGACGAGCTGCGTACGCCCATCATGCTCAGCATCCTTCTGTGGAAGTTCACTGGGCACTTCAAGACCCGGCAGACCCTCCTCGCCACAGGAACCGCTGACCTGATCGAGGGGAACTACTGGCACGACAACTACTGGGGCGACTGCTACTGCGACAAGTGCAGTGACATCTCCGGGGTGAACCAGCTCGGGAAGTCCCTGATGTGTGTCAGGAGCATCATTGGCCAGACCTGATTGGACGGACTACTTCCTTGCCCTTGCCTTCACTGCTTCGATCCGCTCTGACTGCGAGCGCCGGAAAGTTGGCGCTGTTGTTGTTAAGGATCGTCGGGTCCGTAGCACCGGGTACAACGGTGCGCCTGCCGGAAAACCTGGGTGTGAATCTTGTCCGCGCCGAACCTCCGAGGTTCGGTCTGGGAGTAGCTATGACACCGGACCAGGAACGTGCGTGGCGATCCATGCGGAAGCCAATGCCCTGCTCTACGCGGACCGAGAAGACCTGATCGGGTCCACTCTCTACATCACGTGTGCACCCTGCGATGGGTGCCGAAAGCTGATTCAAGCCACTGGAATTGTCCGGGTCGTCTGGCCCGAAGGAGAAGAACACTATGGATGACCGTCTGCTGACCCTCCAGGTCATTTTCAACTGCCCTGAGGCTGGGATCACCGAGACCATGGCTGTAATCACCGGCAAGGGTGTTCCGGAGCTTCAGCGCAACACCATCGATGCGCTTCGACAGATCGCTGACGAGTCGGAGGAGGACCTTCTTGTTTGAGGACACCACTGTCTACCGGATCCGTTACTCCGACGGATCCTATCGGGACAAGATTTACCGCAAGAAGGGCCACGCCAAGAGCGCCCGGCGCCAGATCGAGTCACAGACCTCCGAGGTTTTGATGATCGAGGAGCTTACCGGCCAGTGGGTGTATTCGGTTGGCTGACAACGACAAGAACACGTTCAAGGCGTTCGGTATCGCCATGCTGCTGTCCGCAGTGCTGTGGGTTCTGATCATCGCCGCCATCACGGGAGCGGTGTCCCTGATCAACGGGTTCCTTCAGTGGGTGACCGGATGACCTTCATCAAGGGGGACCTCAAGGTCTCACAGCTCAATCACCTGAGGGACATCTTCCCCAACTTCTGGATCCTCGAAGATGACCTGGTCTACCAAGGGAAGGACGAGACTTTCACCGTCCCCAAGGACTTCGTGACGGACTTCGCCACGGTTCCTCAGTTCCTTCAGTGGATCATCCCCCGGACCGGAGCCTGGAACCGGGCCGTGATCGTGCACGACTACTTCTGTGACCGTCTCGGCGAGGAGTACTACAACGAAGGGTTCTTCGAGAACGAAGGGCCCTTCCCGGGTTCCCGGGATGCCGATGGCATCTTCCGAAGGATCCTCCGCGAGGAAGGAGTCCCCTTCGTCAAGAGGTGGCTGATCTGGACGGGTGTCCGCTGGGGCGCCCTGTTCAACAAATCCCGCCGCCCAGGAATCATGAAGGACATTCCACTCATGGCAATCCTGTCCCTGCTGTTCCTTCCCATCATCCTCCCGGCGACCGTCGGGGTCGCGGTCGGGAATGCTGCGTACGAGGTTTATGACCTGACTTCCCGGGGAGCATCGTGGGTAAGCGGTGTCCTCCGGAAGTAGGTTGCTATTACGTTCAGCACGGAAGCTTCCTGCTGAAGTGCGCTAGATGCGGTCATAAGAAGAGGAGATAGAAGTGAACCTTTACCCAATCACCGGAAAGTCTCATTTCCTGCGTTCTGAGGAACGAGTCACCGCTACCCGGCGAGGCGGAGACCTCGCCTACTACGAGGATCTGACTCATGCCAAGCGGGGGCTTACCGGCTTTAAGAACGGGAACCGTTGGTACTCGGACGTCCGGCTGGAGACGATCGATTGGCAGCTTCAGGATTGGGTGGTCGTTGATGTCTGACTTTGACTTCAAGGCGACTGTCGACCAGTTCAAGCTCGGAGAGATTGACATCTACGAAGTGATGGATCGGGCCTACGGCGCTGGATACGGCGAAGGCTGGGACGGAGCAATGGAGAGCTACTTTGGCTGACTACGTCTACCGCGTTGTGTATCGGCCGAAGGACTCCGACCTTCCCTGGGAGCCTCTGATGCCCTGGAACTCCCGGACGGGTCGTCCGTACGTCAAGGAGAGCGTTGCGAAGGGGATCGCCACCCAGAAGCTGAATCGCAACATCAGTCGAGGTTGGGATCAATGGGAGTACGACGTCCAGCGATCTCCCGTGAAGTGGGAGAACGTCGATGGCTGATGTGACCCTGATCAAGGTGACCGACGACCAGCTGTGGGAGGAGAAGGACTACCTGGAGTTCGTCCTGGCGAACCGGGTGGATTACGGGGAGATCGAGGATCGACTGTCGACGGTCAAGTTCCTGCTGGGCCTTGATGACGAGGTGACTGAGACCTCACCCACTCCTTGACTCTGTCGATGTCCCACCGTGCGTGACCTCCAGCGGTCACGTCATCCGGGATCAGACCACGTTCCCTCTGCCAGTGGTTGACGGTCCTTGGTGCGACGTTCAGGGCGCGGGCGAGCACAGCGGTGCTCACAAGCCGTCCCTGGATCATGAAGAGGAACCTAGGCGCTGGTGAGACCCGTGCTCTACCTGCTCGGCTGACATTGCCGGGTTTGCCGACTTCTGGCATGATGGAGGGGTGGAAGAACCCGAGATCGCATGGCACGAAGGGCGGGGACAGTGGTTCTGGGTGTTCGGCGGTCAAGAGGGGTGGGCCGACACCAGGCACCAAGCCCGAGAAGACGCCTTCGTCTCTGGCCTGCCCGTCAAGGGCTTCCGCGTTCGTGGCCTCCGCAGTGTGTCCGGAGAGGGCACTGAAGGGCACTAGGACGGCCACACGGGCCCCCGCCTTCGGGCGGGGGTCTTCGTCGTTCTTGGGGAGTTGGCAGAGCAGCCGGACCGCAGCGCCAGGAGGACTCCTGGTCCAGCGAGGACCGTTGACAGACTCGGCAGGGAGCACCTACCGTGCTCCCGGAATCAGCGGGGTTTGAGACCCCGGGTGGATCATGTTCCAGGGCGTTTGCCCTGGTAGAGTACACCGCCACGGACTTGAACCGTGAACCCGCTGATTAAGAGTCCTAGAAGATCCACAGGACTCTGACCTGGGAAAACGGTGGGGATCGAAGGGTCCCGGGGGAGGAATCAGCGAGTGACGGAAGACCTGCTGTCGGACCTGATGGTGGACTGGCGTAGAAGACTCCGAGCCAAGAACCGAGCCGACAAGACAATCAAGAGCTACATGGACTCGGCTCAAGCATTCATCGACTACCTGGAACAGCACGATCTCCCGATAGTTGCTCAGCGAATCCGTCCTGGAATCATCGAAGACTATCTGATCTGGCTAGCCGACAGGCCACAGAAGAGGCATCCCTGGAAGAAGATCAGTGATTCTACGGTGGCACATCACTACCGGGATCTTCAGCAGTTCTTCAAGTTCATGGTGAAGGACGACTACATCGACAAGGATCCCTTCGACAAGCTGGATCCTCCTCAGGTCGCTGAGAAGGTCGTCCCCGTCGTGTCCGACGACGATATCGAGAAGCTGATCGATGCCTGCTCCGGGAAGTCCTTCTACGACAAGAGGGACGTTGCTATCCTGCGGTTGTTCCTCGACACCGGGATGCGTCTGTCCGAACTGACCAACATCCGGATGGAAGACCTCGACTTCGACACAGACTCCGTAGTGGTGGTCGGCAAGGGCTCACGGCCCCGTGTAGCGCCTTTCGGCGCGAGGACGGGTGATTCCCTTCGGAAGTACATTCGTGCCCGCAGAGGCCATCCTAGAGCCTCCTCTGACCGTCTGTGGCTGGGTCGGAAAGGGTTGCTCACGTCGGATGGCGTGAGGAATATGGTGATGCGCCGGGGGAAGCAGATCGAGGCTCGGGGCCTCCATGCCCACCAGTTCCGACACACCTTCGCTCACCTGTGGAAGTTGAACGGGGGAGAGGAGGGCGACCTGATGAGACTGGCCGGGTGGAAGTCCCGGCAGATGGTGGACCGGTACGGCGCCTCGGCCGCCGACCAGAGAGCGCACATAGCACACAGAAAAGCAGCTATTGGAGACAGGTGGTAGCATGATCCCCGTGAAGGAAGAGACCTGGGTCTGGCCTACAGTCACGCTGGCTGTAGCCGGGCATCTGACAGCCCTGCCCTTGTGGCTGTTCGGAGGTGAGCAAGGGAATGCGTACTCCGCAGTCGCTTGGCAGTACATCAACGCCGTCACCGACATGTGGTCTCTGATCTTCTGAGACGCAAAAAGGCCCCCTACCTAGCCATAGCGGCCGGGCAGGGGGCTTCTTTGTTTCTTAAGTTCGGTACTCCACGGAGTGGCTGGGCCACGAAGTCTCGTATCACGTCTGGACGTGATACTCCACGAACTCTGCCGAGTCCTTGTAGATGTCCAGCAAGTGTCGGGTGTCAGGGGAATTCCCCACAGTCTGAAGAGACTTACGGCGGTCTCCTAGAGCGGACAGGGACTCACCTGGCTGCCGCCTATCGAGGGCGTGCCAGACATCACCGGAGATTCTGAGATCCATGAACGGCTCAGGTGTGAACCCGGCATTATGGATCCTGCGGGAGTACTCCACGTGCTCGTGGCCCTTCCTCCCGAACTCGGTTCTCATCCCTCCTACCGTCTCAATCACCGACCGGTGCAGGTACAGCATGACTCCTCGGGGATGAGTCCAGTACGAATACCGTCCTTCCTTCCGGATCCTGCGGGATCCGCCCCAGCAGTACATGAGGTGTGGCATCGGATCCTCGACGTACGGCAGCCACCATCCCTCGGCCTTGGGCCAACAGTCGTCATCGACCAGGAACAGATGCTCCACACCATCGTCCATCAGGGCGGCGATGCCCCGGTTCTTTGTGATGGCTACGCCAGCCCCTGAGACGTCCTCTACGACGTGGAAAGAACATCCGGGTGCCTGGTACCTGTCCCAGTTCTGCAGGGCCTCAGACAGGATCTGAGGGCGCTGATGGGTGGAGACCGCAACGCCGATCATGCACGGAAGTCCTTGATGAAAGTCCCGGTCACCTCGTAGCAGCGGTCCAGGATGAAAGGACCGTAGTCCTTCCGGATCTCCTCAGGGTGAAGATGGTCCTGGATGTGCTCCTCGTAGGGATTCCCGAAAGTCTCTCCCTGAGGATAGTGGATGATGGGGACGGAGATCAGGCCATAGTGAGCGTCCCTAGACGCTCGCTCCCAGACCTTCAGAGCATCCTCCCGAGACATGTGCTCAAGCACGTCACCGAAGATCACAAGGTCATAGTCGAAGTTGTCGTGATCCCGGATGTCCCCGATGGTGACCGTACGGTACTTCTTGCACAGACCGTAGTGCTGTACGTACGGCTCCCAAATCTCCACACAGTCCATGGTGAGACCGTGGTTCTTCAGGACCCGGGAGTACGTCCCTTTGCCGGGACCGACATCCAGCACGGTATTGACACCGTATAGCTGGACGAACGCCTTTACGTCGGCATCGTTCTCTCTAGCAGATCCAGGCATCAGTCCCTCTCATATTCACTTTTGTCTGGAAACGCTTGCTTGACCCTCTTCCCGACCTGGCCCACCTGGAACGCCTTATCGGAGCAGGAAGCGAACCTTCCGGGAGGAACACCGTCACGGGTGTTCATGACCTTTACGTCCGGCGTCTTGACGCCACCGATATTGGCCACGGCACCGTAGGCAGTCCGCCAGCAGGGGCCGTACTTTCCGACAGCCAAAGCTTCCAGCATCGGGTCCTTGTGGACCACCATGGGGACGTGAAGCTCGTAAGAGATCGTGGCGTCAGCGTCTCGCTGGAGACGCATCATGTGGGCAAGCCATTCGATCATGCTGCGACGCCGATAGCGTTCAAGAGACTCCGGGATGGTCTCCCGCCACATCGGAGTGACCTGGCCTACATGCTTCATCACGAAGAAGTCATCATTGAAGATGATGAACGGATCACTGATCTCCGGGGTCTTGCAGGCCATCTCGATGTTGGTACACAGGTTCTTGTACTTGCCATCCAACTGGATGGTCTCCAGATACTCGACGTCAGTCGCCCAGTCGGGCTTATCCCCGACGATGAACACGTTGTCGTGTTCCAGATTCTTCAGGGACCTCAGCGAGTATCGAAGTTCCTCGCACTCTCCGTTGAGTTTCAGAGGATAGACGACATCCATCAGGAGTCCTTGAGGGGGACCAGATAGCTGATCAGACCCATGACCAGAACGGTGATCCCGTTCTTCAACTCCGGGTCCAGGTCAACGATCCCGAAGTACTTCAGGGCCGCCCACGAGATGATCCCCGACACGACACCGGCAACCACCTTCCGGTTCGGTAGCCAGGACTTGTTCTTCACCTTGGGGATCGGAGACGTGCTCTCCCTCTGGTCCGCTGTGAGCCACGGGGCCGGAGGCGTTGTTCCCTCGGCGGCGATGCGCCGGGCGATCTCTTCAACCGTTGCCACTGTTACAGACCGAGAGCCTTCCTGGTCGCAGGACCCACAACACCATCGACGGTCAGCTTCGACCTCTTCTGGAACTCCCGGACCACCTTGTCCGTGGCAGGACCGAAGACCCCGTCAACCACCAGCTTTGAATACGCGGGATAGTCTCGATTCAGACGAGCCTGAACCGCCTTCACGTCGTCGCCCTGCATGTTGGGGTACACCAGATACAGGGAGCGCGGGGAAGGCCCTGAGATTCCCGACCCTACGGTAGAAATGGCCTTTCCTGAGACCTTGGCGGCGGCAGCCTTCACAGCAGCCGCGTCCTTGCAGATCTCGAAATGCATCTCGTCATAGCCCCACAGGACCGTGACGACGTTGTTGACCTCAGCGAGGATCTTCAGGATCTCGGCCTTCTCAGAAGGCGTCCACGTACCGGACTTCCCGTTCGGATGCTGGGTGGCGTTCCAGTCGAACGCCGTGCCCGATGCATGACAGGAGAGCTGCGAAGGGTTGTTCGTGTTGGCTCGGTAGCTGTAGCCCCAGTCGTCACCCGCCGCGTACTCGGAGATCGGCTCTACCCGAGCATTAAGCTGCTCAGCCACGTAGAACAGGACCGTGGCGACATCACCCGCACGGACACCAGGGGCGAGCTTGTACTTCGTACCTCCGATGGTCCGGTTATCCAGACCTCCGAAGTCCGCAGGGTTCTTGGAGGCAAGCCACCCATTATAAGAATATTCCGTCAAGAGCTGTCCTAAGGAGTGATAAGACTGGTGATCTGTCCAGCGACCCCGCCGATAACAGCGGCTGCACCGACGAGGATCCATCGGGCCTTCTCAAGCTCCCGGATACGCTTCTCGTGATCCGCCAACTGAGAGTCGTGGGTGCTGAACTTATCGTTTACTTGGTCGAGCTTTACTTCGATCCTTGCCAACCGTTCTAGTACCTGAGTGAAATCGTCCATTGAGCCTCCTAGAAGACCGAGAGTTCGGCGGGATTCCAGGAGTCACCATCGAAGATGCGGACCTGGACTGGGGTCCACTCAGACCCGTTGAACAACTGAATAGTGACGCTGTCTGCTTCTCCGGAAGAGAACGCTGCGAGGGGTACCAGAGTGGAACCGGATAGAGCTGCGGTGACCCGAAGCACGGCAGACGCAGTGAAGGTGCTGACCTGTGCAGAGGAACTGAATGCACCGGACACCTTGACAGACCCGGACAGGGCTGAACCCGGAGACGGCAGGACAGCGGAGAGCTGTGAAGGTCCGGCCCCGACAGAGCCCGTGACAACAGCCACCGGAACAATGGTGCTGGTGGACACAGACCCGGATGTACGGACCACTGCCGCGACAGAGCTGGTAGGGATGCCCAGCGACCCGCTGAGGCTCCCAGAATCCGCTACAGACGCCCCGACATCCAGGGAAGGAACCCCGAGAAGGGCGAACAAGCCAGCAGGAGAAGCGGTGGGCAGGTTGGCTGAGGGTACGGGCAGAAGCCCGGACACCTCTCCTGTATCCACCACGGACCCGGAAACCGAACCCGAGGGCACCTCAGTCTGAGCAGACAGGGCACCCGCGTCTGCCAGGGTTCCTGCGATGGAACCCTGGGGTACTCCTGTAGACGACGACAGGTCGCCGGTACCGGAAACTGTGCATGATACAGAAGCCACCGGGACTCCTGTGGAGGAGTCCAGTACGCCCGGGTAGTGGATCTGACCCGGAATAGAACAATCGGGAACACCCGTGGAGGCGGAAACCGCCCCTGCGTCGGTGACAATACCCGCCGTCGAGGCTAAAGGAACTGCGGTAGACGACGAGACAGACCCGGTAATGGTCTGTGTTCCGACGGCTGAAAGAGTGGGGATCCCTGTCGAAGAGGACAGTGCGGCCGTTCCCCTGACGATTGCTGCCAGGGAACCTGTAGGGACGCCTGTAGAGGCCGAGACAGCGCCTGTAGCTCGAACAGTTCCCGTAGCAGAGCCAGCAGGAACACCCGTCGATGCGACCAGTGAACCCGTGCCTCGAACAGTGCCACTGCCTGAAGCGGTAGGAAGCGGTGCTGACGTGGAGACAGCACCCGGGTCCCGGACAGAGCCCGGGACACTGGCCGTAGGCAGCGGTGAGCTGGTGGATAACGCGCCCTGGTTGACCGTCTCAAGGGTCCGGACCTCGTCCACCCGCATCGTGGTCGTCCCCGAGGACGGAGAAGCGACCATGAAACTCATCCCGGCCAGCGTCGTGCTGAACGGGTTGGTCTCAGTGTGCTCAGTCGTCCAGCTCGTTCCGTCGGTGGACCAGCGGGCTACAAGGTTCCCGCCGCTGAATCCGATCGCCAACCAGACGTGTACCGCCGGGTTATAGACGATGTTGACGGGTCGGTCCCACGGGATACCGACACCTGCCCGCTCGACCCTCAGGTAAACGGTCCCGGCGTCGTTAGCGATCGTCCATTCAGCTTCACCACCACCGCTGATGTCCAATCGGATGGGCCAATACCCGGGACCCGCGACAGCCGAGGGGACCGAGACCTTGACAGCGACCAACGCGTCATTGCGGTCTACCGCCCCGACAGCGTCAGAGAAGCCATGCCAGTCCCCACCGGCCGTCGAGGTGATCTCGGCGTAACCACTCCCCTCGACAACTGTTCCGGCGGCCCACATCCCCCACAGCGAGGTGTTGAACGTCCCGTCATTGAAGTCATCGATAAGGGCCATAGATCAGTCCGCAGTCCCGGCAGGCTGGGTGATGGTTCCACCCGAGGTGATGTCCACGGACAGACCCGTCGTGATCGTGGTGGTAGCCAGAGTCAGATCCCCGCCACCGCCGGTAGCGGTCACCTTGCCGTCGAACACCGCGGTGCCGCTGGAATCCTTGGCACGGAACCACGTAGCGGTCCCATCAGCGACAGCGGTCACGGCGTTGGGGTCGGCCATCGTGGCGACACCCGAGGAGGCACTGCCGAATGCCGGGTCGATCAGGGTCACAGTCGCCAGCAGAGTGCCGGTGGCCGTGGTGCCCGGACCCGCAGGTCGGCTACCGGATCGGATCTCGATAGTCCCTGCTCCGGAACCGGCGTCGAGAAGGTCGACCAGTGTGTCCGCCATAGCAGAACGGGCAGCCGCAGAAAGGGTAAGAGTCATTGTAGAAGTCCGTTCTGGTTAGAGGGGAGAGATCCAGATATCGCCCGTCACGGGCGACTCGGGTTCGTTGGAGCCGACGTACAGGGTTCCGCCAGGATCCCCATCGGTGTTGTCCAGACCCGCCCTGGTGGCGAGGTCGTCGGTGTTCTGGTTCACCTGGTCGATGAGCTGGTTCTGATGAGCGGCTGTTATCCGCTTTCCGCGACGTACGTGTGGGATCATTGATCACCCTGTGGTTATGGGTTAAGTGGGTAGAACAGGGACCAATCAATCTCGAAGATCGCTTCCCTTGAGCTACCGAAGTTGTCGAGCTGATGGACAAGATGCCCCCGGGGCATGTTCTGGATGTTGGAACGTCCCGCGGGACCACCGCCACCCGAGAAGGCATACCAGTCCTGGCCGTCGACCCAACCCTTCAGGCCGCCGGGACCCCACTCGAACGCGATATTGTGCCAGTCGTTGGCATTGGCCCCGTTGAAACGAGTCCATTCCTGCTCTACAGGCATGTTCGGGTGCGGATAGTGCAGGTACGCCTGCATGAAGTCGGCGTCCGGGTCCTCGATCTCGAACCAGTCGTACTCGCCGTCACCCGGCCAGTTCTCACTGGTCGGCCAAATCAGGTTCAGAACGTGGTAAGGCTCGCCACCACCACCGAGGTTCTGAGAACGAACCCTGGTTTCCCAACGCCCGTACTGGACGTCGATGTTCTGGCGGATCCAGCCGGTATCCCCGTTGGGATACCCGTGAAGGACCATCTTTCCGTCGTAGACAGTGGTGCAGTAAGCCACACGGCGTCCATTGCCGTTGTGACCGGGCATACCCTCATCGGGGCTGTTGCCCCACTTGGAGGGGTCAGGCGCACCCGTGTAATCGAAGGTGTCAGAGATCGGGTGCGGGGTACCCCAACCGAACCGCCCGGCAGCTGTCTCCCCGCCACCAACCGGCGGAAGACCCGGACCGCCGCCACCACCGCCAGAACCCCCACCGGGATCCGGGATGTAGCCCGGCGTGGTCGGAGAAGGCCATCCGGTGTGCCAGTGACGGAAGTCCTTCATCTCTACGGAAGCGTATTCCGTAGGGGAGTCGATCGCGTCGTTGGACTGAGGCCAACACCCGGCATTGAACCAGCAGTTCGTAGCCACCAGGGCCTCGGTACGAGCAACCTCTCCACTCAGGAAGATTCGCAGCGTGCCGTTCTCGACCTCGATCCGCCACTTGATCTCCTGGCCGATGGTGTATGAATCCCACTCGGTCTGGAAATCCTCGTTGACGTAAGAAGTCAGCTTTAGTACACCGGCCACATCCTCAACGTGCAGACGAACAAGGCTGCCGCCGATGTTCATGACATGGGCGAAGCAGATGTTCTTCTGGGTGGGCTGGAGATGGGTGATAGCGGTGGTGCCCTCCATCCAGTGGAGGCCGGAGGTGGCGTTCCAGGCGGCGAAAGCCGTCCCGTTCTGCTCGTACTCACGAAGCTCGGTGCGAGGATAGACAGAGCCACCCGTTACCGGACCATCCATCTCGGCCCTGAAGATGACGGCCTTGTTGTCGTCCTTCAGTTCGAAGGCGTCGTCCTGCTCGAACCCGGTGTAAATCTCAGCCTGGGTCATCATGACCCCCTCGACCGAGACACCGAAGTGGTTCATACCGTCGGCAGGTCCGATCCACAGGAGCTGACCGGGATTCCCGGCGGAACCTCCACCACCCGGGTTGGTACCAGGGTTGCCCGTCACATCCTCATCCTCGTACCCAGGGATGGGAACGGGATCGTCACGGTTGAACGGGGAAACCATCTCGACGGTAAGCTCGTCGGTCAGGCCGTCCTCGTCCCATGACCTTCGGATACCGAGGATCTGGAGAGCCATAGCCGGGCCGAACCCGTCAGGGTCGTGAGCCCCGATCGTGTCCCCGAGCTGAAGCCGAGGGTCACCGGCAATCGTGATGTTGTCCGTAGCCGGGATAGGCTGCTTAGTCCGGGCCAGCATCTTGGGGACCATCAGGGTGGTGGCGAAGCCCTCCTGATACCAGTCACCCTTCAGCGTCAGATTCCGCTCGCCGAAGATATTGATGGATGCCTGATCCTTGACGGGGATCGACAGTTCCTCATCATCCGAAATCTTGGTTCCAGCGAAACGGAAAGCAGCCTGTGACTGCTCACCCGTGCCCTTGGCCAGACGGATAGGTTCGTCCCAGCCATTCCACACGGTGACCTGGAGGTAGCCCTTGGCCGTGAAGTAGACACGAATGTCCACACCCTGACGGTCACCTCGCTCCTGCCAGGTACCGCCCATCAGGTACTGGACGCAGTACCCGTGCCCGATGGTGTCGGACCATACAGGGAAAGTGGTACCAGCCGTGCTCATGTACTTCTGCATGTAGAACGTCAGCGGAGACAGAACGTCGTCCTGCCAGATGGTGAACGTTCGAACCGTCCGGCCCGGCACGTAGAATTCGTTCGGGTCCGAAGACGAGTACAGCGCATCGGTGAAAGCATTGTAGGAAGCGCCAGTGAAGGTAGCCCTACGCCGAGTCGCCTGGACTGTGTAAGAGTTCCGGACCGAGTCCAAGGAAGAGACCATGCCCAGGTTCTCGGTATGGTCCAGCGTGATGTACCTGACGATGTTGGCCTGTTTGGCGGTGATCGTGTCGAAGTTCCAGAACCTGAAATACCCCTCCTCGTCCCAGAACACTGCTCCGAACTCCGCAGCGGCAACCTCGGTGATCACGTCCCATGCCTCAACCGGCTTGGACGTAGGCGTGAAGGAGAACCGGTTCAAACCCCGGTCGAGACTGCCCGTGTACTTCGGGACCCGGTACGCCTCTGAGAAGTTGTCCCCTTCAGCGCCATAGAAGTTCCTGACGCTGTAATAGACGTCTGAGATGCTGAGTGCTTGGCCGATGGTTACCCGGCCCTTGATCTGATCGGCACCTACGCTGGTGCCGTCCGGGACATCATCACCGACCGGGACAAGACCTGTGGTGTTCGCACCAGCCCGGACCTGAGCTCGGGAGCCCGTTTCCGGCGTGTTGTCCCACATCACGAAGATGTCGACCGTGTCCTGGCCGGTGGGGATATCCACCTTCTGCGTCCTGGTGATGTTGGCGGGGACCCCGGAGGTCACCCCGATCCAGTTCCACCGCTCCGACCACACCTGGCCCTGAGAGATCACCACGGTCAGCATGTGACCGTTACCGATGTAAACCTCAAGAACAGGGAACTCGCCGATAGACTGGAAGTCGTTACCGTCAACACCGTTGGTGTTCAAGGTGAAGCCTAGGAAATGGTTACCCTTGGCGTTGATCTTATCCTGGTCTGCCGCCCAGTACCGGATGATCCCCTTGTCACCAGGAGTTCCGTACCTCTGCTGAACAGGAAGGCCCAGCCCGTTGAACGCCTGAGGGCGAAGCGAGCCTTCAGGGGCGTCCGGGTGCAGAGCCCCGGTATCGGCATACATCGGGGTACTCGCGTCAGGGAATGTGTCGGCGTTCGGGTTGTCCAGATAGCCCACGCTCGGCAGATAAGAACCGTTCCCGGTGACATACAGAAGAACCCCGTCAAGTCCATCATCCGGTACATTCTGCTCGTACCGGAACGTGGGCCTCTTTGGGGCGACCCCGACATCGCACATGCGAAGGCAATGGTCGATCACCCAATGGGAGCGGATCAACTGCGAGTTGATTTCCCCGTAGTTCACGTGCTCGCTGCTCATAGCGAACGGCGGGAGCTGAACTGGCTTCCTGAGCCGTTCCACCCTGTCCAGGGCTGTGATACGAACCGAGTTGTCAGAGCGGTCCGGCTCGATAGTCCGGACCTCCCCTATGAATTGAGGGTACGTCACCTGGCCGATCGGGGTATCGACAATGATCTCGTACTTGATCTCGCACCCGAGAAGGTGCTTGCCGTAAAACGGCGACTGTCGGTTGTAAGGGGAGAACACAGCAGGAAGGGGCATCCCGTTGTAATCCCCACCCACTGTAAGATCCAGCTCGGCCGCGCTGTAGCCCTCGATGAGCAGAAGTTCCTCGGGGGCCGCGCCCTTCAGGGCACGGTCCACAACGACGGAGGCTAGCTCCAGGTCGCTCAGGTTGGAAAGGATGGACTCGAACTTGCCATCTCTATCCCAGTCCACGAGGACCCGGACCTGAAATTCCCGGCTATTGCTCTCGATGACGGTGGCAGCGGAAACTCCACCGTGAGTCTGCATAAGCCTTAAGCCTCCATGAACGTAACTTCGACATTCCAATATGGGTATCGCGGCGACTCCGCGTTGAACTCGTGGATAAGTACCTGCGTCATAGCCCCACCGATCTGCCACTCCGTGGCGGTGAGACCCGCCTCGATCTGAGGTGCAGCCACATACAACGGGCCGTCAGACGGGGTCTCATCAGATTCGATAGCTCCGACGTCCAGACGCATACGCATCGCAGCGACACCCAGCGGAGTCACATACGAGACAGAGAAGCGCTCCCAGTCATCGTCGGGAACCGCGAACTCCGTAGCTTCAGAACGGCCCAGATACAAGCCGTCCCTGTCGTAATACTCGAACCACAGCATCCCCTCCTGACTCTCGCCAGGACCGGACTTCAGATACACCGAGCCTGTTACAGCCTCCCCAGGGAAGGCAGGGACAGGTCGAGCACCGTCGAACCGAACACTGAGAGGGTGACCGGGCCACTCGTCAATCACCACGGACTGACCCGCCATCTCCAGGCCGTCGGGAAGGTCCCGGGACCGGGTGATGACTCCATAGGACTGGATACCAGGGTCCACCAAAGGACCGGCCGTCAACCGACTAGCGGAAGCCGTCAATCGGTTCTTCAGCAGAGGATCCCGGATGTAGAACGGAGCCGGGAGGTGATGAGTGTTCATGGCGTTCAGCCACTGGTAGTCAGGGAACTCCAGCCACTCGAAGTCCAGGTCGTACTTCGACCGGACACCCGTGAAGTCCTGGACGTAGGCTCCGGACAGACCTCGGTGAATACCCGCATACTGAACCTGGGTGCAGGACACGGTCTCCGGAGTATCCAGTTCACGCAGGTTCCCCAGGGGACCGGCGTACCAGCTCTTGGGGTCCAGATGAACTGTCTCCGCAGGCTCCTCCAACGCAGGGGCGGGAGGCGGTATCGAGACAGTCACGGTTACCTCGTCATACGAGGTGCCCGCCGAGTTGGTGGCCGTGAATCGAAGCGTATAGATGCCGGTGACCGTAGGCGTCCAGTTGAGGACGGAAGTCGTAGACAGGGTGGTACCGGACATAACAGGCCCGGACTGAATCTTCCAAGACCTGGCGGAAATGGAGGCCCCACCGTCATCCTCGGTGGCCGTCCGGGACAAGGTGGAACCCAGATCCAGCGCGACATCCGCACCAGCGGAGACCGTCGGGACACTGGCGGCAGGGCCTGAAGAACCGGGCTTCAGAGCCAGCAGACGGGCCGTACGCGGCGAGGAGATGGAGAACTCACCGACAACACTTCCAGAGAGCCCAGCGCCCTCCTGGAGCTTCGTAGCCACCGCGATGTGGTAGCCGTCGTCCACACGCTCGGTGAACCCGGTCGGAGCCGTGTCGAGGTTGGCATAGTCCGAGACGGTGGCAGACCAGACCAGAAGCCGGTTAGGCCCTGACGTGGTCAGGCTGACCGAAGGTGACAGCGTGTCCGGACCGGCGTCCGCGTTGGAGCTGAATGCCTCCACCGGATTCCCAGTGGGATCCGCACCCGAGTATCTGTTAGCCACCCCGGTACGCCAGGTCTGCGGACCCGTGAGACCGTCAGTGTTGTACTGGAAACTGTAGGTCGCGGGCTCAACGCCTGTGGACCGCTTCCAGAACTGGTGATGGTGCTCGTCGTCAGGGCCGCCCGTAGCAGTGGGTGTACCGATCTCCTGGAAGCCCGAGGAGTTCGTGACGTCTCGGTCGTTCTCCTTGTAGAGATCCACGATGACGATGTCGCCAGGGCCGACACCCGGAGGAACCGGAATGTTCCAGGTCCCGGATTCAGCACCGCCCAGCGTGTCGCCCTTGGACTCCCATTTCACGACGCCTGTGCTGCCACCCCCGCCGCTTGAGGAATCCAGGTCAACGACCTGAAGGTTGTCCCAAGTTGCCAGTCGGGTGCCAACCTGAGTGGTGACCGCCAAACCGATATTGGCAGCAGCCGTGTGCGTAGAGTCCGTGGTATCGATCGTCCAGGCTGAAGGCTGGGAGTCCGTGGACTTCCATACCTTCGCTCGGAGGTTGCTCCCCGAGAACTGGAACCGGATCTTGTGGGTGATACCGGCGACCCACGAGAAGGTTGCCGTGGCCAGCTCAGTCAGAACACCGGCGGTGTACTTGTTGATCGACAGTCCGCCAGAGCTGACCGAAGCTCGCAGGGTGTAGCCGTCCCCGTAGCCGATGACAGAAGAGTCGTCACCCAGTTCCTCGGCCGCCCCCGTGAAAGGGTCGAGCTGGAGGAAAGCTGCCTGCGGGTGAGCATCGTGTACCAGGCTCTCGTGCTGGCCCACGTCATCGAATGCGTACGCATACGCTCGCCCATTCACCATCTGTTGGTGAATGAACTTGGCGTAATAGTTGGTCGGCACATTCTGGTAGAACGCTGCGCCAGTGGCGTCAGGCTGGTTCGGGTTGACGTGCATGGTCGACCTGTTCAAGGCCGACGCAATGGTCCTAGCGATAGCGCCGATAATGTTGTTCGGAGCCTCAAGGTCATTGTGGCAGCCAAAAACGGAGTCCGAATCAGGCCGGTTGAACGTCGCCACCGTGACGTTGGACGAGTCCTTCACGGTCATGACATTGGATCCGTCTACGGTCCCGTAGAAGACCTGTGCGGGATCCTCGGCGTAAGGCCGAATAACCAGCGTGTCAGTCTTGTACCGATCCCACGCCTGATTGATGTAGGACTGGTACACATTCTCATCGAGATCATCCGTCTCGATGGCCAGCGTGGGTGACAGGATCCGGATAACATCGGATCCGCTGTACTTTACAAGCCCTTCCCATCCGGACGTGGCCTCCAGCGCGTCAACGACGTTCTGGAATCCGTCTTCCTTCAGGCGGCCCGTGGAGATGACTGCACCATCAGGGCGCTCAAGGCCAACCTGATACGGGGAGGCGAAGATGTCGACCTGAGTGGAGTTGATCCAGAGTCCACCCGGATCCAACGTGAACTCAGACCAGTTGAAAAGGATATCAATGTTCGGATCGCTAGGGTTCTGAACTGCTGGCTGAACCAGCAGGCCGTCCTCCACGATCTTGAACGCCATCTTGTCGTTGTACGAGAACCAGACGCGACCCGACAGCTTGGGCAGGTCGATGGTGATGGAGTTTCCATCGGTAGGCCCGGTTATGGCTACGTCAGGAGCGTCGATAGGCGTCGGGCCGATACCCGTTGTCCACCGTGTGAACACGCCATCCTCGTCACACCAACCCTGATACCCGGTGGTGAGCTGGGTCCCGAGAACGTAGATGTAGCACTCATCGATGCCCGACTTGTTCGTGATGGTGAACGGGATGGTGTCCGGGACAGGGCCTGAACCCCCGCCACCACTACCGGTGAGCGAGGAGGCACGCGCCAGAACGTCCAGCCTCTGACCATCCGTGCTGGACGGGGTGACCTCGACGGTCAGGTCACCGTTAGCCAGACCCGACCGGCCCCACAGGGCGGTTGCATCTCCGGCAGGGCCGGTCTGAGTCCTGAGCTTGTTTCCCTGGATGTCGACAATGCCGCCAGCGCCAGGATTCACCGTCCCCGAAGGGGCGGACCCGTTGTCACCGTCGAAGCTCTCAACGATGTTGGCCATTACGAGTGCCCTCCAGGTCGGTTACTCACGATTTTTAGCCCCTTCGGCCCTTCCTGTTGTTGTCGTTGTTCACGATCTTGGCCAGGCCATGTCCATCTACCTTCAACGTGCTTCCGGTCAGACCGGAGATGATTCCCTGAGCGATCTCGTCCTTGTCAATCCCGAACCCATCGGAGGAGACCGTCGATGCGATGTCCCCAGATACATACTGGGAAGCAACGAATGAATCGGGCAGGTCAGCCAGATTACTCAGATCCGTACTCTGGAAGGCATCTGCAATCTGCGGTGCCATACGCACGACCGTGCGCTGAACCGCCCCGAAGCCGTCCTGAAGGCCCTTGTTCAAGCCTTCCATGATGGCAAGACCGGCAGGGATCAGCAGGCGACGGTCATAGGGCAGCGGTCCCTTGAGGGACGCAATACGCCCAGCGATGCCGGAGACGTATTCGTAGACAGCGTTAGCCGCTGCCTTGATGCCGTTCAACAGACCCGTCATGATCGCCCGACCAATCTCATAGAGAATGGTCAGCGGACTGGGAATGGAGCCGATGATTCGACTCGGCATGGTGCTTACCAGCGAAGCCACGCCCTCGACGCCGGTGGTTGTGATGCGTATCATCGTATTCCAACCGGCCTGCCAGGACAGGGTCATGCCATCGGCAGTTCTACGCACCGAATCCGTTACCTTCGGCATCTCGCCGTTTACGGTGCCCGTCACCGCCGCCATACCCACAACGGTGGATGCCGCAACGGCACCCCAGCCTGTCTGGAATACGGTTGTGATGGCCGCCATTCCGTTGGCCACCGTGATCTGCATCTGGATCAGGCCGTTATTCACGGTCAGGCCGATGGTGTTCATCGCACCCAGAATTACGGTCTGCCACACTAGACCCGCTAGTTGCCATTGCGGGGTGATCAGGTTCAGCCCGTCGAGGATGGCCTGTCCGATGAGCGCCATACCGATAGGAACGGCGTTCAGTGAGATGTCCACTAGGGCCGTGGAGACAGCAGCCCCCCACTCGGCACTCATGTTCAACCACGCGACATCCACCTGGATGTCGTTCGTGATGGCCGTAGCAAGGGCCAGCATTCCGGCCGGGATGGTCACCGTGGCGATATTGGTGAAACCGGCGGTGACAGCCTCGGCGGCCTTCTGCATCATGGTGTTGATGGGTCCATCGAGGGAAAGCTCATCCCCACCGTTGAACGTCACCTTGATGTCGATGGCGTTGTCGTCCCCGAGACCCGGGATCTTGAATCCGTTGGTGATCCAGTCGGGAAGATCCCAACCCTCGAACGGGTTCTTGAATCCGTCACCAAGGGATCCAGCCGAGACTCCACCGCCACCACCGAACCAACGGTCCAGCAGCGTTGTCAGGATCTCCCACGCCTTCAGCAGATCCTGAATGACCTTCAGGAAGTCGGAGATCGGACCCAGCCACTCCCCGGCCTTCTTGGCGAAGAAGGCGATCAGGTATATCAGGGCGGGAAGGGCCTCAACGAACTTGGTAATACCCTCTTGGAACTTCGGGTCCTTGAAAACGTCACCGAGATGAACAAAGGCGCCCTCGATGTCCTTGATGGTCTGGTCATCGACATTATCGAGAGCCTGACCCAGACCCTCGAAGACGGTCCCGACAGCCTTGCCCAGCTTCTCCCAGTTGAATCGTCCGAAGAAGTTCGTCAGAGAATCAATGAACTTGCCTATACCCGGACCAGCCCCGGCGAGCACACCCAGACCGTTCTCGAACAGGCCGGAAATGGCTCGGCTAAGAGCCGTGAGGACCGTAGTCAGACCCTTGACGGCCCGATCGAAGGTGCCGTCACCGATCGTCTTGTTGACCGAGTTGTTGAAGTCACGGCCGAACTCATTGACTGTGACGGTCAGCAGGCTCCAGATAGACTTCTGGGCGCCCAGAGTCAGAACACCGTCGATAATGTTGTCGATGCCGGGACGGAGGTTCTTGACCGCCCGTTCCATGTTGTTCAGAATGGCGGTGACGTTGTTGAACCCGCTGCCCTTCGTCAGGGCATCGGTGATCGTCTTGCCCAAAAGAACGAACGAATCCGCGACATCAACGATGTCAGGAGACCACTTCTTGAGAGCATCGCCGACTTGCTTGAAAAGAGGCGTGAACCCCTTCTCGAAGACGGTCGAGACCTTCTTCTTGAGGTCATCAAGAACAGGCTGGATGGTCTTCGCGGCCTTCTTCAGGCCGTCCATACCCAAGAACGCCACACCGGCAGCGACACCTAGGCCGACCAGCAGGCCCGGGAGGATTGCAAGCGCAGTGGCAGCCAAACCGAACACGGCAGTGACAGCGGCACCCACGGCAGCCAAGGCGATAGAAACAAGGCCGAGAACGAAGACGAACAGCCCGGCGGCTGCAACAGCGGCGGCGATGCCTGCGGTGACGGACGCCATGGCTGAAGCGCCGGTCTTTCCAACACCCTGCAACGCATTACCGGCCGACTCCAGAGCCCCGCCCATGAACTGGGGAAGAATGTTCCCCACGGCCTTAAAGGCCCCTGCCAAGAGGCCCGAGAGACCTTGAGCCAGGAAGGTTCCTGTCTTGGACAGGACACCCCTGATGCCGTTCTGGAAAGTGTTCTTGTCGACCTCTACTTCAACTTCATGCTTGGTCTTTGTAATCTCAAGCCGGGCGAGCTGAAGCTGCAGGGCGGCGAGCTGGGCACGAGCATTGTCGACACGGACCTTGACCTCAGCCGTGTAATCCTTCGAGCCTACCCGCTGAAGTTCAGCCTCAAGCGCAGCGATCTGGGCACGCTTATCATCGATCTTGATCTCGACTTCCGGCGTCCAGCGCTTGGCTTCCAGCTTGTCAAGCTCGGCAGTAGCCTTCCTGATCTGATTCAGGAGAGGCTGGATCTCGCCGTCAATGACGATGTCGTGTCCGTGGAGCTGGAGGTCGTCCAGTTCCTTGTTGGCTTCGCGGATCTTGTTCTGGAGAACCGTGATGTCCGCATCAATCTTGACACGAACCGCGTTATCCGCGATCAGCTGAAGGGGATCCACGCCCGACTGGGCTTCCTTCTGGATCGCCTGGAAGTCCTTCTTGAGTGCCTTCGCCTCGCGGCGGGACTCCCGGATGGCAGCGGCCCAGTCCTTCAGGTCCAGGCCAGCGTTCTTGGTCTCGAAATGGATATCCCGGACCAGATCACCCGCCGCACCCCAAGAGTCCTGGATCCGGCGCATCGCCTTCTCCACAGGACCAAGCTCGTTGAGGAAGTCTTCCTTCCCGAAATGACCCGGGGTGAACTCGAACTGAGTCGCCTCTCGGAGGCGGTGGAACAGGTCGGCCCTGTCCATGACCGCGTGGCCGATGGCCCCATCCATCTCCTTGAACTTGGAGGTGGATGCGGTGGCCGCCTTGGAGACCTTCTCCGTGTTGACTCGGAGATCGTCAGCGTTCTTGACGGAAACCTTGATGGACCTTGTCAGACCACGCATGGCCCTGGCCCCAGCACTCAACTGGGTGTTGATGCGGGCCGAACTGCCCTCAGCCTGACCCAGGCTGTTCTGCACCTCGGTAGCGGTCTTCGTCAGGGAATCCGACACATCGACGTCGGACGTGACGTGAGAGACCTGGTTGGAGATGTCCTCAGCGAACTTCTTTACCGTCTCAGTGGTCGACTTGTTGATGTCGACGCCGATCTCCGCGTTGACGCCCGCAGAAGCCTCACGAGCAGCGGCCTGAAGCTTCTGTCGAAGACCCGTGGTGTCGAGTTCGACCTTGATCTCGAAGGTGTCATCGATCGACTCAAGCTCAGCCTGGAGCTGACGACGGAACCGGGAGGTATCTGGGACCACCCTGATCGACACACGGCCGACCTCTTGTCCTCCCGGACTCGTCATACTATGCAGTTCCCTTCACAGTCTCGGCCTGTCTCACAGCCCGTCTGCGGGCGAGCCTGGCCATAGCGGCGAACTTGTTCGCCTTGGGGTTCTTCTTCCGTTCCTTCACCTTCGGCCGTGGAACAGGCTGAGGTGGCTTCGGCTTCCTCTTGGAGTTCGCGGACACAAGCACGTAGGTGTTGTTCTGGACGGCATCGAAAATGCTGGCCAACAGATGGGTCTTCATGTCCCATCCCCTGTGCTCAGGCCCTCCCCTAAGAGACGCCATAGTGGCCGAGTCTTCGGGCAGGTTAGTGATGTACGCCAGTAGAAGCCGAGGAGGATAGGGACCGTCGATGATCTCCCACGGCTTGATGCCGTGGTAAAGGCTAAGGTCCGAAACTATCGCGTCTGAATGCTCGTCGATCAGCTCGGCGAGCTGTCGGCTTCCCCCGCCTGAGTCGCCTCCGACCACAGGGTCATGATGTGCATGGCGACCGCCAGGTCATCACCGATGGCGTCCAACAGCTTCTTCGGGTCCTTGTCGGCGACGAGGGCCAGGATCTCCTTGATCTTGTCCATCATGGCGTCCATATCCCGGGTCTCCTCACCGTCCTCGTCCTTCTCATTGACGGTGTCGACCAGCTCCAGGACCTTCTTACGGTCCTCCTTGCCCAGGCGCATCACGTTCTGGAAGGTGATTCCGTCAACGACCAGCGGGGCGTACTTCTTATCCATGGCCGACTTGATGTCGGCAAGAGTGTAAACGTTAGACATTGGTGGCGGACCTCATAATAAGTTTAGGTTTTATAGCGGACCTTGTAGAACGCAGGGAGGGCGGCAGGTCCGCCAGGAAACCGCCCTCCCGGGTCAGGAGATCAGGACGACTGCAGGTTCAGCAGGTCCTCGTTGATCCACGCGAACATCGCACCGCCCTGGGGCTTCAGGAAGGTGGCCCGGACCGGAAGGACCGCGAACTCGTCCACCCCGAGGGTGATCGAGTCGTCACGCCGGATAGACGCCTTCGGTGCGTAGAACGCGATGCGGGCGTCACCATCCTCCATCACGATGCACAGTGCACGCTCGATGGTGGACGACGCCGAGTCCAGGACCTCGAACTCGCCCTCGGTGGTCGAGTTGTTCGGCACGCCGTAGTACAGCTCAAGGTTCGCGTCATCGAGCTGCTGGAGCCGGATCACAACGAAGTCGACGGCCTGCTCGGTGATCACCTCGCGGACCGCAGCGGCACGCCACGTACCACGGGTCTCGGTGTCACCACCCTCGAAACCGAACTCCGGAAGGTCGTCCCGGCTGGTGTGACCCAGGTCGATCCAACCGGCACCAAGGCCGGTCTCCTCAGTGTGAGCCGAAATCTGGGACGGGGTCGGCTTGACCGCCGTGTCAGGGTCGTGAATGTAGACGAAACCCTTCGCAGCAGTGAACAACGCCGCGTCATTAAGAGCCATTAGCTAGAATCCTCGCTTGGGTGTCTAGATGGGCGCAAACCCAACTGAATGAGCCCCTGTACCCTCCACGAGTCATCGAACGGAGAGTCGAATTGCGTAGGACCCATCGTCTCGAAATACGAACTGATGTAACCCACGCCAGGGGTGATGATCTGTCGATCCCAGAGGTCATAAATGACCCAGCGAGCATCCAGGTAAAGGTTCTCGCACTCCACGAGACCGTCCCTTGAGTACGCGGTCATCTCGATGACAGCGCGGTCCAGGCGCTTGGGATCTTTCGGAAGTCCGCCCAACCGTCGGATGTTCACCCAGGGCCAGGAGCGTTTGTCTACGTCTGGTCCCCACGTTGTGAATGTCACGTCGGGCATCTGTGCACGGAGATGAGGAAGGATGACTTCCGCTACCCGTGGCATTCTGCGTTCAACCGCCACGGTTCTCCTCAGAACAGACCGGCGGCACCGGTTATGATGTATAGCCCTGGTGTGTACTTTCCGGTCGGTTGACCGTTGATGTACTGCCAGTGGCCGAACTCGATAGACAAGGCCGCCTTGTCCTCAAGGTTCACGAAGGAGTCCACATCACCATGTGTGATAGTGATCTTGGCGTCTCCCTCGTCCCTGTGGGCGGCGAGCTTTGCCTCTGCTTTTGATCCGATCTTCTGCGCCTGGCTACGAACGGACATGACGACACCATCGAGGTGGCTGATAACCTGGTTCATCGCGACCTGACTGATCAGATCCACGTCTGCCATGGCTAGTTCCGCCTGATGGTGTACTCGGTATGACGGGTCCTCTTGGATCCGTTATAGGTCAGAGGGTCGCCGATGATGGACCACCACTCGCCATTCCAATCAAGACGAGCCTGTGAATCGATCTTGGCAGCCCCCGGGAGAACTCTCATTCGCAGAGAGGTCTCGATCTCGAACCCCTCGTTGTCCTGCTCGGCGCGCCTGGCGCTGGTACCGGACTGGGGCAGTGGCTGAATCATGACCTTGAGTTCGTAGGGGTTATCCGGATCCCAAGTGGTCATGCGGTTGCCGTCAGCGTCGATGTACTCCTTCTCGGGGTACACGGTGACAACGGTGTTCCAGGAATTGAGAAGGCTCATGGGGTCAGCCCCACACTGCTGTGTCTTCAGCACAATCGGTGTAGCCGGGGCATCCGCAGGACTCGCCGTCCACATGAGTCTCACAGGCGTACATCGGGAAGATGCCCGCCTCAAAGTCGTAGTTGGGATTCTTCTTCAGGCCGTAGCCTGGCATCTTGATCTTCGGTGCGATAAGCGCCACCGAGGCTCGTATACCGAGCAGTGCCCACTCTTCCGGCAGGATCTCCAAACGACCGCTGGCAACCCTGGTGCTAATCGAATAGCTGTAGTTGCCGTCTGTCTCCTGGGTGTATCCCGCAGGGTTCTTGATCAGACGCATCAGCGCCTCTGATTCCACCATGACGACCAGCCGTTCACGGATCACTCCGTCATCGACCTTCTCCGGTAGAGAAGGGATCCTGGCAAGGATCATCTCCTCGACATCATCAAGGCGGGCTGAGACGATGCGTTCCTCGCCCTCATCCAGGTCACGGCCTAGACGATCGGCGATATCCTCAGCGGTCGCGTAGGCCATCCTGTCCGTCCTTTATCAGCTCTCAGGGTCAGTGACCCGGGGCTTTCGAGTACGCCTCTTAGGAGCGGTCTCAGGGCCGGAAACGGGGGAAGGGGCAGGGGCGACCTCAGTCGCCCCCACCTCCTTGTATCCACGCTTCTTCAGGAGACTGACCAGATGGTCAGGAACCTGAGCCCTGGTCCCGCTAGCGGAAACCAGGACAGCCATCAGCTAGACGACCCCTGAGCCCACTCGTACGCGATGAACGCGTCGGGGTCGTTGACCAGCCAGCCGAAGGTCGCCTCGCACAGGACCGCGACCTGGTTGGTCTGCCAGAGCGAGATGACGCCGCCATCCCCATCGGACAGAGTGGCCTCGGTCGACACCTTGAAGGTGATCTGGTCTGCGAAGCCCCACACAAGCTGGTCCCACTGACCGCCCATCATCACGACGTCGGTCTTCGGGGCGTTACCGATCTTGCCGTTGATTCGCTTGTTGAACTCGACCGGAGTACCCAGAAGGGCACCAACACCCGCGTTCACGTTGATCTCGGCACCCGAGCCCGGGAAAGCACCAGGAACGAAGATCGGGTTACCGTCCGCGTCTCGACGGGTAACGATCCGAGAGCGGATCGAAGGCGCAGCGATGTAGCTGTCCAGGTCCCACTCGTCGTCGCCCGTGAGCAGGTCGTAACCGGTGATGAGCTGGTCGACAACATCCGCGCCCTGACTGAAGTCAAGGGTGACCCGCTTCGAGGTCTGGTTGATGTAGCCGTTGTCGGTGATGCCCAGAAGCATCGAGGACCGCAGGGTGTCACGACCGAAGAACACCGCAGCGTCGACAGCGCGGGTGATGGCCTGCGGGAGCTTGGTCGCCAGGGCGGTGTAGATGCCCGACGGGTTCTCGTTCACGTACTCCTGCGAGAGCGTGACGATGACACCGAGCTTGATCGGGCGGAAGGCCCGCGAACCGCCGTACTGCAGACCGGCGACCGGCTTGATAGCACCCTCACGGTCCTCCAGAAGGGTACCGTTGCCGATCTGACCGGCCTCCGGGAAAGTGTCCCCGGTAGAAACGATCGTCTCGTTGATACCGACCTTGACCTGACGGCCCTTGGTCAGGAGAAGAGACTCCTCCTGGACCTTCTCGAAGATCGGACCGAGCATCGACTTGGGAAGCCGATCCTCCGGCATGAGGTTCAGTCGGCCCTGAACACCCGGGGTCGGGGTGGTCGTAGGCGCACCCGTTACAGGGTTGTGCAGAACCTGATTCGGAACAACATTAAGCTGAGCCATTTAAGGCGAACTCCTAAACATTAAAACCGTGCTGGCGCAGAAGTACGTTGAACTCCTGCTCAGCGGTCAAAGTGGTGTTGGTGCCGTCCCCGACGCCACGACCCTGGGAAGGGTCGTAAGGGGCGGCAGGAGAGGTGGGACCGCCGTTGAAGGTGAGGATCCGGGACGCGTACTGCGTCAGCTCCTCCTCGGTCGAGCCCTGAAGAAGCTCGGCGAACTGTGCGGCCTGTTCACCAGGAACACCCGCCTTGATGGCGACGGTCAGCTTGAGGAGATTGGCAGCGGCCGTGTTGGCGTTGCCCGTCAGCTCCTCAATCTTGGTGTTGGACGTCTGAACCTGTCCGGTGAGCGTGGCGACCTGCTCCTTCAGCGTGTTGTTCTCAACTCGCTTGGCAGCGCACTCGTCACGAAGGTCCCGGATCTCCTTGTCCTTCCAGTCCGGGTCGGCTGCCTTGGGAGGTGCCGGGGTCGGAGCGGGAGGAGTCGGGGTAGGGTCGGACATTGTTTCGCCTCCTGGGCGTACAAGAAAGCCACCCTCCAGGGGTGGCTGGTCATTAGGGGTTTACGCCGCGAAACGCGGTCGAGTAATGTTGCTTGGGATCTCGCCACGCTCCAGGCGACGGCGGAAAGCATTAAGGGCCTCACGAGTGCCCGGGTTATTCACCTTGCCCTGCTTCGGCGGGCGACCATGCTCATCCTCGAAGTCACGCATGACTTCCTTCCAGAGAGCGGTCATGGCGATGTACTGGTCATGGCCCGGCCAGTTCCGGTAGTCGAAGACCGGGACGACCTTGCAGTCACAGTTGGGATGCCACTGGACCATCAGGTCCTGGGGGATCAGGTTGCTAGAAGCCTGGGCCTGTCTGAATGCCTCGACGGCCAGCATGTCGGAACCGAACACGTCCAGGCCCGCTGTATCAGCGTGACGGTATACCGGGCCTCGGGAGATCAGCATGGCGCAGAAGGCGCAGGAACCGACGTTCTCGTTGCCCTCGACCCTGGCCCAGCCCTTTACCTTCGGGTCATCCTCGACGGCCCACATGATGGCCTTCCGGCCGCCGTTCTCCGCTTCCTTGACGGCGGTACTGATGGTCCGAGCCACCGCAGTGTCTGGCGTGTCCGGCTTTCGGAACTCCAGAACAACCGCATCCATGGCGTCTTCGAACCAGTCCGGTTCGTAGGGCGGAAGGTTGATGTTCAGCCTCGGCCAGACCTTCTGCCGGAACGGGGTCTCGAACAGGACGGGCAGCTCGAACTCGACGTCTGGGATGATGTCGATGACCTCGGGGCCGATGTGCTTGGCCCTCTCGGAGTCGTAGAACCTGCGAGCCAGGTCCGCCTGCTCCCTACGGATAAGCTCAACCGCCGGGTAGATCGTGGCCAGGTACTGAAGCCAGTCCTGGTGAGTGAGCGGGATGCTCTGGAAAGGCGCGGATGCGCTCAGCACGTAGGCGGACAGCCAGGCAGACAACGCGGCTGATGCCGCTAGGTACTCCTCATATGTCATCTCCGGGGGAGGAGTGGTCTCGTAGGTGATCTGGCCCGGCCCAGAGCCGGGAGAGGTCATGCGGAGCTGCCCGCAGTGCTACGGGTGGTGTTCCCAGGGGAGTTCGGCGCCGTCGGAGCCGGTGGCTTCAGGATGTCGGCGAGCTTCTTCAGGTCGTCTCGATCCTCGGCGTCCATGTCCTTCATCGCGGCCCGCTGCTCGGCGGTGTAGCCCATGTCAATACGGGCCTGCTCCTTCGGGATCACGCCCTGACCGGCCGCGTACATCTTGGTAGCGGCGTCCGCCTTACTCGCGTACGTAGGCGTGCTGGGGTCACGGAGCACGATTTCCAGGAGGTTCATCTCCGGGGGAACCGACCCGTCCATGATCAGGACTGCCAGGCGCATCACGCGCTCCCAGGCACCCCCGAAAAGACGCCCCTTACGCTCGGCCTTCTTGACCAGGCGAGCCTCAGACGATTTGATGGCCTCGGCCGAGGCC